TCGTTTACCTGTTTCAAGTTGTTGTTCTACGCCTCTAACTTCACCGCCTTCGCTAAGCATAGAAGCTAAACCCATACCCATAGGCATACCTTCTTCTTTCATTTTCTTCATAGCCAGTGGTCCAAGACCGCCTGACATAATCATCTTACCCATGTTAGCATAAGTTGGTTCTACTTGACCGCCTTCATCGTAATAACCGCTTTGACGGATAGCATTTACTACTTTATTTATTAAAGCCATTTTTTCTTCATCAGATAAGTCATTTCTTTGCCTTATTATATCTGTAACTCTATCTATCTCTTTCATTTTCATAGTTTGTTCACGATATTTAGCGATAGCATCAGGGTCACCTTGGCGTACTCTTGTTTCAAGCTCACCGCTCCCATACATTACATTACCATCATTAAAAAATGCATTACTCCCCTCTCCGGGTTCAATTTGTAATTCTGACAAAGGACCAACCTGACCGCCTTCGTTAAAAAAGCCTAATGCTTTACCTGCTAATATTCCTGCGCCTATATATGGAACAGCTGTGCCTAGAGCAGTCAATGCACCTGTGCCTGCAGTTGCTCCCATGCCAGCCTCCGCGCCTAATACTAAAGGACTGCCCATTCCAGTACTGCCAATAGTTGATGCAGCGGTAGGTGCTGCGCTGCTAAACATACCTGTTAAAGCTTCTTTTGCTGGTGTAACTGCATATTGACCTACTTTTTCTGCACCAAAATTAACTGTTTCTTCTACTGCTTTTTGTTGAGCTGCATCCGCTAACATTTTAGTTGCTGTTGGTTCTGGTTCTGGTTGTTGAGTTGGATTTGGTTGATACATTGGACCTTTTAATGGATCACGCATCATCATGTCTCTTGGTTTTGCTATTTGAACAGCCATTATTTACCGCCTCCACCTGAAGAAGTTTGTGTTTGTGTTTGAGGTGCGCCACTAAGATAACCAAAGTATCTTTGCGCTGCTGTGTCAGGTGCATCAAGTCTAGCTTGATCATATGCTTGTTTTGTGCTACCTGCTTCGCCTAGCCCTTGTACTCCTGCTTGTATGTCTGCTTGACGTTGTTGTTGTAACGCAAGTGAACGATCAGCTACAGCTCCCATCATAGCTTTTTCTCCACGAGCAGAACCAAGCCCTCCAGATGATGATGCCATTCCAGCTGAAGTACCTAAAAGATTTTGAAGGTCTCTCCTACGAGCGCCTTCTGTATCGTAAGCGCCTGTACCCGCAATTGCGTCTCTACCCTGTTGTCCTTGAGCAGCTAAAGCATCTTTTTGTTCTTGAGTCATTGCAGCTACAATAGCGTCTGGTCCTGCTGCAACATCAGATTCATATTTATCTGTTACATCAGAAAGCACTCTTTTAAGATAAGGCTTAAACTCTGCATCAATACCACTTTGAGTTACTGTAGTTTGTGGTTTACTACCTCCCTTGTATACTGTACGAGCGCCAAAGGGAGCGTAAGCATCACCCGTAATTCTACTTATTAAAAGCATTTAATTCTCCTGTATCACACCTCTAACGGAAGTGTGTATTGCCGCGTCATAACGGCGTTGCAAGAAACGACCATAATCCATAGCTTCTTGCTCGCTATGAATTGAGTCGGCTCGCCAATGTTTACCACCATGCTCTTTAACATGGGCAATCATAGCATCAAATAACCTATAGACTACATATGCATTATTCTTGTGGTCATGATCCACACGACAATCTTTAACGTCCATAATCCATTCATTGTTATAATAGTTAGAAAATGTTTCAGCAGAAAGAAAGCCTCGTAGCTTATCGTCAACATAATCACCGATAACTAAAGCATGAGCGCTTTCTGCTTTTTGTTTTTCAACTAAACTTAAAAAGTATTGAATCCAAATAGACTCATTACGATTATAACCAAAGTATTTGTAATCTTTAGTTGATTTATTCATAAGCTCAATTGCTTCGAATACATCATTGTCCTCTATTTTTCTTATCATATTTAACTTGGCTTTGTAGGCCAATCCTCTTTATCTAAGTAAGGCCATTTAGCATGACTAGTAATATCTCTAAGTTGTTGACGATAGGTTTTCCACTCATCAAGCGTACCTACAAATGTAGCATCTGCTATTTGTGTATAATCAGACTGTGTAAGATATACATTACGTTTATTTACTTGTCTAGCTGCATAAGAACTTTCTGACTCATACGTTGTATTAGTTTCTGGGTTATAATGCGTATCAAAAGTTTCTGGGCGTATACCTACTATTGTAGTAGCATCTGCTTCTATTGTAGTATCTATCTGACCGCTAGAGGTTATTGCATTGTTTTCATCAATAGTAATAAACAAAGTCATTACGCTGCTCTCCTTACTTCTGTAATGCTTCCACTAGCACTACACCCAATTGCAGTATCTCCTCCCGGTCTTTCTCTATAACAAAAAATATAAGTAGTGCCTCTATCTACATTTACATTTGAATCAGACATTGAGATAGTAAAAGAACTTGAAGATCCCGGCGAGTTAGATTGAATACTAGCAGTATCAAGTGTATTAGTAAAACTAGTAACTCCTCCTGCGCTTAAACTAATTGAACTAGCGCTATAAATAGCAGAGCCTTCTGTACCTAATGAGGAATTATTTAATACTTTACAGAAAACAATATCACCTATACCAGATTCAGAAACTACTGTTACTTGTGAATCATAAGATACATCTGTTTGAAAATCAGGATTATCTGTTGTTACTAGTCTAAGAAACTCATACCAGTTAGTATTAAACCCACTTCGACTTCCACTTTTACTTTGTAATGTAATACCGATATCTAAGTTTTTAGCTTGAATACTACCATTAATACGAATATTAGCTACGTCAAGTGTTCCTGAATTAATTACTGATTTATCATTATTAAAAAAGTAACCTTCTGTTCCGGGATCAACAACATCACTTGCTGCTATTGTTATAGCTGACGAAGCAGGTGTTCCTGTTGCTGTTCCAACTAATGTTCTTAGCTGTATATAAGCTGTATTAGCGTCTTCTGGCGCGTAACCTGCTGTCCATATTTCAAAAGTAGCGTGATTAGTAGCATTTCTAGTAAGTGTTACTTGTTGTCCACGTCCAAGTTGACTTATAATTTTAGTTTGTGCTGCAGAACTTGCTCTTACTTTTAAAACTACATGAACAGTATTACTTACAGGATCTAAAAAATCATTCCATGAACTAGCAGAAATATTTGATGCATTATTACTAAATCCATTTCTTAATCCCCAAGTACTAGCTGCAAAAGTACCTGTTGCAGAAGAATAATTAGTTATTGATTGTGATAACGAATTAAAAGTTCCATCAAAATTAGCACTCTTAAGTGTGCCTCTAGCTGTTATATTACCAAATTCAGCATTACCTGTAGCTCTTTGTATTTGCCAACCTGCAGAACCAGTTACATAATTGTCTGACTGTATGTTATTACCAAAGTTAATTGAAGCAATAGGTGTGTCAAACGTTACTGTAGGGCTTGCACCTGATGCTTGAGTAATTCTAAACCTTGCTGACCAAAATAAAGCCGTAGTAGTAGTTATATTTACAGTTACAGGCTGTGTTTGCCAATTAGCAGTAAGCCCTGTAAATGCACCTGTAGCAAAGTTATACCCACTAGCACTAGGTGTTCCCGGACTATTTGTAGAAGCTTGATTATAATATACTCGTCCTGATTCAATTTCAGTAGCAGGAGTACCGTCCTCAACCATTTTAACAGGCGATGACCAAGTTAAACTAGAGTCTGTTCCTGTTGTTCCTGATATACTAGCAATTGTACTAGATACATAAACTGGATTAGAACCAGCTGGAAATGTAGCTGACCAACCAGTAGGTGGTGTTACTGTTTTTGTACCAAAGTTATAAGAGCCACCTGTAGGCGTACTCGGCGCACTTGTTGCTCTTAAAAATACTTCAATCGCAATAGAGCTAGTTCCGTTAATAGAAAAAATAGCTGGCGACGACCAACTGCTTGCAGCTATAACTTCTTTGTCAGTTGCTGCAGAAATATTAACATTAATAACCCATAAGTAATCACCATAAGTAGTTCCGGGCGGTGATTGTTGCCAGTTAGCAGAGCCTAAAGGTGCTGCTGGTGTAAATGTACTAGTCCTATAATCATAAGTAACATCTGCAGTTAATGCTGCAGGCGCTGAAGTAGTTGTAGTTCGTGTATACAAATAAATTGTAGCTGCATTTAAACCATTAGAGCTAATAACACTACTGCCAGCACTAGGGTTAACACTAGGTGCTAATAAACCTTTGTTAATTGCTTCAGTTACTTGATTCGCCCACGAATCTTGTGGACTATCCCCACTAATAGGTGGACGAATAATCGACATTATCTAGTTCCTCCTTTAAGGATTTCATATTGTAATCCAGAAACATTCCATTCGTTTGTAGCTGTTTCAGTTACTTTGTAATTTAAAAATCTACCTGATTCTTTAATATCTACTTTATAATCATCTGCAACTACAAAATTATTTGATACACCTGTTGTTGGATTAACATCTTGACCCGGTTTACTAGAGCCTTTAACATGTACTGCTAAAGTAGCATTAGCGCCTTCTACTTTCATTGCTATAGAAGCTAATGTTTCTGTATCAAATTCAGGAGTCATTGTTAATCGTCTGCGTTCTACAAAAGATTCATAAGCTGAGTTGTTAACTAACGAATAACTTTTATCTGCATACATTATTTCAGTGCCATAGGAAAAAACTGGAACAGTATCGTTTGGATCTTGCTCATAAGGTGCTATATCTCCTGATACAATAACGCTAGACATTCGTCTAATTGTCCAAAGATTAGATCTATAATTCCAAATCAAAGCTTCATTAATAGTTGTACTAGAGCCTTTAGGATACGAAATCCATATCTCATCTTGTTTTTTATTTCTTAATAAAAATAACTTTTGTTCATGTGCTTTATTAATATTATCAAAAAGATAACGTCTAACACGACCATCTGATATTGATTTAATTGAAGAAGGATGCCCTTCAAAAATGTAAATATCATTACTTCCTACTACAATATGTCTTCCGTCATACTCTTGCACTGCCTCAAGCGTTTGAGCGCCATAACTATCTGTTATAGTTGAAATAGAAAAAGGAATTGTTGAGCTTCCTGTTTGTTCAATAGAATGAATAGAGCTATTAGTGTATATATACATACGCCCTTGTAGTTCTGCCATATCTTGCACTGTACCTGTAGAAGATAAAGTAAATTCGTCTGCTGTATTAACCCCTGCTGCAAACGGATTCCAATTAGCTGGTACAGATCCCGGCGCTGCAACATCAGATGTTCTAACTACACCTGCAAGTCGCCTTATTAATGCAGAATTAGTGCTATCAAATTCAGTAAGATTACCTGCAATTAATAAATTTTTAAATGCTCTAATTACACCGCATCTAACATTAAGAACATTTTTTGATCTAACTTTAAGCGTAATAGTATCACCACTAAGCGCCATAGCTGCGCTAGGTGTTATTATAGTTGTATTACTTGCTGTATTAGTAGACGCTGTAAAAGTAGTTTGAGTTGTAGTACCATCTTCTTTTGTTGAGGTAGAACCTAATGCTGTAAACTTAGCAAAGTTTCTTATTGTATTAGTTGCAGTATCTACAACAATCATTGTTGCTTCTTTTTTACTAAAATCAACTAACTGACCAAAATCAAAATCAAGTGTTTGGTTTGCAGGATCAAATACAGTAGACACTACTTCTTCATTAGAATAATATGAATCCCAACCCGGAAGATTATACATAGATAAATTAGCTACGTTAGTGTTTCCTGAAACATCTTGTACATACAACGGTTTGTCAATACCATTATTAATAATAAAAGTAAAACCACCGTTAAATAAAGTATGTTGCCATGTGCCACCTTGTGTTACTGTAGCTTTTAATACTTTAACAGTTTGATTACCGTCATTTTTAATTGCTGTTATTTTATCATTTGAGCCATCATTAGTTACTACAATATAATAGCCTGTGCCTGCAGCTAAGTTAGGATTATCCCAAAAAGCTATATATACTATTGAATCTGTAAATGGAGTTGTAATTGCTGTTTCCCCTGTCATCTTTCTAACAGCACCATCTCTAAATCTAACGTTAAGACAATCTGTAAAAATGTTTGCTGAGAGAGAAGCGGCAGGTAAGTCTTTAACAACGCCTGCAGACGCTATGTCTTCAATTGGTATAACTGTACCCGCCATTTATATCTCCTTGTTAAGCACACTCTTTCTGGCCAGTAAGCGGGTCGATAAAGCAAGCTTCTGCCTTTCCCTCTTCTTCAACCATTGCCTGAGTTTTGCTAGGTATCTGCGTTTCTTCTTCCACGGGCGCATTGAGGATACCGAAACGTTTACCACTAAGTCTAAACGTTGTGCATCCTTTCGCCCCGCCTTTCCAGGCATCAACATAAACTTGTTTGAAACTTTCATATGTAACGTCATCTCCTACATTACAAGTTTTTGAACAGGCGCTATCAATATATTTTTGTGCAAGCAATAATACTTCTAAATGTTCTTGTACACTAATATCGTTAGCACTACGACCTTCTACTCCTTTGGAGTAAGCATAGTCTTTTACTCGTTCAACTTTTGGACCTTCGAAAGTTTGTATTGTTCTATCATAATAGTGACTAAATACAGGTTCTATTCCTCCGCTAACATTATCACCAACAAGACTAATAGTACCTGTAGGTGCAATACTTGTTAAATGTGAATTACGAATTCCGTTTTCTTTTATAAGTTTTTGAACATCTTTACTTAGCGTAGCAAAGAACTTTCCTTCTAAGTATTGTTCAGTGTAAAGTGGAAATGCGCCTTTTTCTTTAGCCAGCATAGCAGATGTTCTATAACACTCATCTCTGAGAGTTTTAAACACCACTTCCATCCAGTTAAGAAATTTATCTGTCCCATAAAGGTAGCCGAGCATTTCTCCAGCATTAGCCAATCCTGTAACACCGAGTCCCATTCTTCTTTTATTTCTTGCCTCATCCTCTTGTTCCTTAAGCGGGTAAATAGTTCTGTCAACTACATTATCCATAGCACGAACTACTTCTTTAATATCTTTGGCAAATTGACTATAGTTAAAAGAATTACTATCATATGGATTTTGAGTTACATATTTAGTAAGATTAAAACTGCCTAATAAACAAGCGCCGTAAGGCGGTAGAGGTTGCTCACCACAAGGGTTTGTAGCTTCTATTGTTTCGCAGTAATATAAATTATTCATTTCATTAATTCGGTCAATAAACAAAACTCCGGGTTCTGCCCAATCCCACGTTGAGTTCATTATTTCATCCCAAACCATTTTGGCTGATAAAGACCCACGCTCATGACCGTCAAAGAAAAGAGTGTAGTCGGAATTACTATCAAGGGCTTCCATAAAGGCATCTGTAATCCCAACGGAGATATTAAACCCGGTGAGTTTATCACTGTTACGTTTAGCGCGAATAAAGTCAAGTATATCAGGATGGTCAATACGTAGCACGCCCATTTGCGCCCCACGCCTGTGGCCACTACTAGCAATTGTTTGACACACTGAATCAAAGATACCCATGAAAGAAACAGGACCAGAAGACTTGCTATCGAGAGATTTAATAAGATCGCCCCGTGGTCTAATCCGACTGAAATCGTACCCAATGCCTCCTCCCCTACGCATTGTTTCTGCTGCATTACAAGCAGCACCCATAATACTATCCATTGAATCTTCAATTTGACCGCTTACAAAACAATTATACGCAGTAGTAATACGAGGACTACCCATAGCGTTTTGTACTCTACCTGCTGGTAAAAATCTCATATGCCCTAGAATATCTTCAAGCTCCCATTGATGCTCTGTACCGTCACATAACGCTCTTGCTATTCTTTTTATTTTTTCATTAAACGTTTCACCCTCAAGACGATATTTCATTTTATCAATTTCTTCTGATATTGGCATTGATGGGCCTAGATATTCTATGTTTCTCATGTCGTTAACCTCTATAATATATAATGACGATTTTCCCCTTATAGGGCGTTTTATATCTTACGCATACGGTTAACGAGTCTATCTGCTCTGTTAGTTACTTGCCTATACCAGCGGCTATCAACCATTTCATCTGCAGCACGATTCCAATCACTAGAATCTATTCCTGCTCTCATACCTTTAAACTGGCTAAGGCGCGGTCTTCCCATATTAAACATCATATTAGCAATAATTAATTGGACTTCTTCAGGCAAAAGTTCGAAGTTGGAATATAATGTCTTGCACTCCGATAACACTGTTTCGACATCTTTAGCGAAGCACTCATTGACTCTATCTTCTGAGACTGCTGTGCCAACTGCCTGTCCGTGTTCCACATCGCTATCAAGAATAAGATGACCAATACCGAAAGTAGGGAGGCCAAGGTGATCCAAGTAGATTTCATACTTACATCCTTCATCTATTTTTAATTCTTCTCTAAGTTGATCTATATTCATGTTCTTGCCTTTTTTATTTTCTTTTTAGCTGCTTTAGTATTAGCAACAAATTGTTTACCTTGAGCAGTTCCTTCTCTTTTCTTTTTAGTTGTTGCAGCGTGTTCTGCTGGTGTAAGAGATTTAACTGCACTAGCTGGCATATAACGCTCGCCTCTAGCAAGTGGCCCTTGCATTGAGGGTCTTCCGCTTCTAGTTCGCCATTTTTGATCTGTCCATTTTTTAAGAGATTTTTGTTGCTTAGTAAGACTCATGACGTATACCCGCCACCTTTAGCTTTATATTCTTTAGCCACCATTTGCATTTTTCTTGCACTGTTTTGTCCGGGTTTACCACCTTTATTACCTGCAAGAATTCGTTGATAAATACTTTTGCGTAGTCCGGGTTTAGTATAATTACCAGAGCTATTAACAGTGCTTTTCTTTTTCTTTGGAACTATTTTACTCATTTAGCTTTTCCCTTTACTTTTTCAAATGTTCTAAGACCACCAAGACCAAGCATACCCATAAGTACTGTCATAAGTGTTTCCATTTCAAATGTAGGCAGTTCAGGTATTTCTACATTAAACCAACTCACAAAGAAAATAGTCATTGGCAATCCTACAAAGTGCCAAAACAATGCTATTCCACATGTCCACCCAATGAAGGGTCTCCAACCAGCTACAAACATATTCCGACTAGCTGCTTCTGCTTTGTTTATTTCTAATTGGCCTTTAGCTAACTCTTGAGCATGTCGTTCACCCATAGTTGCTAGCTCATGTGCTATCCTAGCTTTTTCATCAGCATCAGGAATAAACTTATCTAGCAATCCCGTTACTGGTCCTATCAGTGCAGATATCATGTTGCTACTCCCGGTATTTTTATTTCGTTGTGTACACATTTGTATGCTTGAGGTACATGATCAGGCATTTCATTTATTGCTTCACGCATTTCTATTGAACGTGTTATACATTGCTCTCTTGTTTCATATGGACCTCTAGTGTCTTCCATTTCAAAACAATTATTAGGATTTGATGCTAAACAAACTAATACTAATACTTCAAACATTTTAATCTCCTCATATGGCTTTAGCTACTGATATTGCCATTGCTATAATTATTCCTATTACTGCAACTATACAGCCAACAGCAATTAATACTTGTTTAATTAATTCATCTCTTTCGCTAGATGCTAATGCAGCCGCCCTCTTAGCCGCTGCTATTTGTTCTTTTTCTTCTCTAATCCTTCTAGCTCTTTCATCTACAATTGATTTCCAAGTTCCCGGACCAAAACGAAGGTCTACTAATGTAGCGACCTCTTGCATTTTTTCTGCTGCAAGTTTTGCATCTATAATTTCCGATGCAACGCCGCCAATACCATCAAAACTACTTACTGTTGATTTTTTATTTCTTTGTTGTTGTACTTGTTTTTCGCCCTCAAACAACTTATCTATATAGCCAGCGATATCGCTAACGTCATTAGCAGTATTTATCATACTTTTAATTCCGTCAACCGCGCCTTTAACTAGTGCTATACCTGCCATTGTTTCCGCGATCATTTTAACCTCACATTTTCATTAAGAGAGAGGATGCCAAACCAACGAATATAACCGTTGATCCCATTATCATTGCTTCAAGTCTCCATAATCTTTTATCGAGACTTTGTAATTTATTATGAACCATTTCGTATCGCACTGCACATTCTTTTTCGTGTGCTTCTAACTCTAGCTCTACTCTTAATTCAGGTGCAACTGATTGTTTTAAATTCATGTTACAACATCAGGCCATGTTACATCTTCAAGACTAGTTGCGCTTTTAGTAATATCCCTTAACGCTTGTCTATAAGTTGTGCGTTCTGAAGACATTGTCAAGTCACTAGATGCCCACCAATCTGTAACTGCAATACGATTATCGCGTTCTGCCCGTAACAGCTTCATAGGCTCTGCTGCAATTAGCTCATCTTGTTTTGCTTTAACCGCTGACCAAGTTGTTCCAAAGTCAGAGGGATTGCTACTTTCAATAGCATTATTATTTTCGTCAGCACCCGTTACTTTAGTAAAAGAAGAATTAAACTCAGATTCTGTTGTTGGTTCACCTCTAAGCACCCATTCTTTAATTCCTAACGCATTAAGCGCTGTTCCTACATCTGTCATTTTGTACTCCTATTTTAATGCCGTAATAGATAAAATTGGCATATCAGCAAAACCACCGTTACCGCCATCCCAATAGTGGGTATGATGCACCTTTCCTGGATAACTGGAATTATATCTTCTAGCTGTCATATCAATTGTTTTTGCTGATGCCCAACTAGCAACACGCCCTGTTGCTGTAGAAGCAGAGCCTCCAATCGGAATACGCCATTTAAAATGATTATGCATTTGGTCATATGTACCAGCGTATCCAGAGGTTTGTCTTGTGCCTGTGATTTGTGTTCCGTCTATCCGCATTGCTGTATGAATAATTCCCGGATATGATGTATTTTCCCATGCAACTTTATATTGAAACTCATAGATTACGCTAGTTGCACCAGTTGGTGGGGTATAAGAAATACTAGAGCCAGTAATAACTACATGACTATCAGTTAAAGCATAACTAGCTGTTACATTTGTTGGAGTATAAGTTCCAGACGACACTGTTATAGCTTCACCATTACAAACTACTGTAAATGTTTCTAATATGTTAGCGTTTACAAAATCATGTGCGCTGCCATTTGCTTTTTGAATAGCGTCTGCTTTCAAAATACTTGTCATTGTGCAATCTCCATGAGAGTAAGTGTTGATATGTTTCTCATGGCATACGCATTATCAACGTCATAAATTGTACGATTAATATAAAACGTACCTACATATCCTGTTGCTTGAAGCTTATAAGTAACAGCGCTTGTTGTATTTGGGCTATCTAAAAAGTTTAAATGGTTTGAGCCATTGGAGTACGTGTTGTTAGCACCGCTATTGCCATACATGCCAATAATGCCAACGCGAAGTTTGTCGCTTCCAGAAGCGTCACCTAATGCTATTTGCGTACTGTCTCTAAGAACTTTTACTCCCATGGCAGCATTTGTTCCAGTAATAGCGCATTGCACGATTATTAAAATTTTATTGCTTGCTGATGATGGTGTAATATTTAAGCTCATGCCAGTAATATCAATGCCAGCTTGTGTACCACTAGTTGTAAAAGAAAATGTATCGGTTTTAGTTGTGCTTTTTACTTGCACCACATGACCCGGGATATGCACACCATGACCATTTGTTTTTTCTGCAATGTCATCAACATATAATGTACTCATTAACTCCACTCCTCTGTAGGTGCGTCAGGCCAAGTTGGGTTGTCTGGATTTGTTTTGCGTATGGTTCGGATGCTTGCACGATATGTTGCAAACAAAGCTACACAATCACTTGTTAATCCGCTGTCAGCTAATTGTGTCCAATCGCTTAATTGCAAAATATCATTAGCTGTTTCTTTAACAGCCAATTCAGCTGTTGGCCTATTACTAGGAATATTTTTATAATTTGCCATATCTGTCTCCTATCCTAGCAAAAGGTTGGCAGTGCCGCCATCAAAGTTTCCTGTGTCTGGCAAAATTCTAATTGTTGTACATTCGGCACCAAGGGAGATTCTGCCACGCCAAGAAATAAAATAATTTACATATTCTGGTGATAAAAGGTCAGCACTAAAAAGCCATATATTTCCCCCATGATGGGTAAATGTCATTGTGCCAGTTATATCTGAAGCATTATTTGACCATGCACTTAACAAAAAAGCATCTCCCCCAGTACTGCCATATCCAGCACTAGAAGATGAGAAATTAGTATTATTTGTAATGTAAGTTGAACTTGAGATAATGCCGCCAGAGGTTCCTAGCCTTGCAGTTAGATACCCACTATCTGGACCTTCGGCAGCATCAAGAGTTACAGTAAACCTGTTTGTTCCTGCTGGTATTGTAAAGTCTTTGTGTGACAAAGTATTCAAGCTAACAGCACTGCCAATTAATTTAGGATTAACAGCAAAAGGCTGTGAAAATGAAACCTCACCATCGCTAGCAATAGTTGTTGCTGTAGTACCGTTAGTGTGTTGGAGGGTTTCTACTCCTAATATTGAAGCCATGTTATTCTCCTATACTATTGTAAGTGTACCGTTAACAGTTAACGTTGCATCTAATGTTAATGGTCCTGCACACAAAGAATTAGTTGATGCAGGTAAAGTTGTGTTTGTATCTAATTGTGCTTCATGTACTCTAAAGATATCACCTTTACCGTTAGTAGTATCACCTGTTGCCCCGTTTTCTCCTTCAAAATAACCAGCACCACCTGCAGGAGCAGTTTCTAAACTAATAGAAGTAGCACTATGGTCATAAGTTAAAAGAAAATTATCTTGTCCAGCACCTACAGTTTGATCTACATTAAATACAAAGTTACCTAATGCAACATTGCCTGTACCGTTAGGTGTTATGCTAATATCTCGATTAGAAGTAGACACAAGACTATGTGTTTGTACATCAAGGTTGCCACCTAATTGTGGTGTTGTGTCTGCTGCTACTGAGGCAATACCTGAAGCTGGTAGGTTAGTTAAGTTAGCGCCACTTATAGCTGGTAACGCTGCTGGAAACCGAGCATCTGCTACTGTGCCTGTAAGTTGCGCGGCATCAATAGATTTGTTTGTAAGTGTTTGTGTACCCGATAATGTAGCAACAGTGTTATCAATAGCTATATCGCCAGAATTAGCAGTAATACCCGTGCCGCCTATAACATTCATAGTTACTGCGCCTGATGTACCACCACCTGTCATGCCTGTACCAGCTACAACTGAAGTTATATCACCCGTAGGAACAGTAGCTACCTGAGTATCTACATATTGTTTTACTGCTTGTTGAGTAGATAATGCTGTTGCGCTATTACTACTCATATTGTCTTCGTCTAATATTGTTGTTACAGTTGCACCAGAAGCAAACCTTGCATTAGTGTCAATAACCAGATTATCTACGGTAACAGTACCTGCAAAATCTTTGTCTGCACTATCTGCTAAATCTCTTGCTCTGCTCATCTTTAGTCTCCGATTTCGCTTCTAGATAATATTTCTTCGTTTTGTTTTGCTGCTGTTTTAACAACATCTAATTCAAAAGCTTGTGTTACTTGTGCGTCTGCGCCTGTAGCAATAGCAATTTCATTTTTGTTACAATGAGCTACAAGTGCAGCAATAATTTCTTCTTGTGCAATACGAGAGCGATTATGAAGCGCATTATCAGCCCAGTCTTGGACCGACACTGCGGCGTACTCCATGCACTTGTTTTGTGTGTCGGTAAGAGCGACAGTTATATTAGGCATTCTAGTCTCCTTTTAAATTAACCTATCAAATGTACGCCTACTGTTACATATCCAGTAGTATAACCATTCGCGTAAGCACCGTTAGAATAAAAACGTAAAGTGTCATTTGCAGCGCAAACAGTAATCAATGATGAAGATGTTGTGTTTTCTCCCGCTGAAGAACCGTTATAATCCTGAATCCACGAATTAATTACGTTTCCGTTTTTGCTAAAACACCAAAGATGATAAGTGCTAATCGTACTGTGATGTACAGTTGCGTATATAAGGTAACTCCCCGCTATTGGACAAGTCCAAGTACCAGTTGTGTTATTCCAATGACTACCTACGTTGTGTTTTACACTTGAAAAGCCTTTCCAAAATTTGTTAGTGTCGTAACTCCAACTGCCAGTAGCAAGAAACGATGGCTGACTAGGAATCGTGACTTCGCCATTAGTGCTAATCTTCATCTTTTCATTACTGTTTCCATTTATATGAAAAGCAAGCGCATTATTTGTAAGAGTTGCAAGTCCTAAAGTGCTAGCACTATCATCCCAAACGAATCCCAATTTGCGTGATGATTCAGCTTGAAACTCAGAAATTGTTTTATCGGCTGATCCGGGTGAGCCACAATCAACTGTCAGTCCATCAGAAACAACTGCACCAGTTACATCTACGCCTGTAGCTGTTGTAGCAAGCTTAGCTGAATTATCGTGATATAAAGTAACTGCACCATCAGTTAAAAACGATGCCATATTTTCTGAACCACCTTTATTAAGATATATTCCAGCACCGTTTGTTGTTATATTAAAATTTCCAGTGCCAACATCATCAATACTTGAGCCGCTTCCAGAGTGATAAATTTGCAGGTCAGACCCCGTACCAAAAACAGCTTTTCTATTATCAACAAAAGTTAAATCAGAACTAACAGCACCTCCAA